TATTATTTGAAAATGAGCACAGATTTATTTCTGTGCTTTTTTTACTATATTTGTAAAAAGATTTAAAATGATAAACGAAGTTAGAAATACAGTATTATCCATACTTAACAAGAATAATTACGGGTATATCTCTCCATCAGATTTCAATTTATTTGCTGAGAATGCGCAGATGGAGTTATTTGAAGAATACTTCATTAACTATAATAAAGCTATAAATGCTGAAAATGCACGTACAGCAGGAAGTGATTATGCTGAAGTTGAAGGTCCTATTGCAGAAACTATTGAAGGTTTTTTAGTTACAAATTACTTAGCACATTTGGGTGGTAATATATACTCAATACCATCACTTACTACTACAGGAGACACTGCTTATTATATTCTTAAAATGCTTTGTCATACAAAAAAATTAACATCAGGAGTGACTACGGCAGTATCTTTAAATTCACTTGTAAACTCTGCTGCAACTTTTTTATCTAATGGTTTATCTGTTGGAGACATTGTTGTTAACGATACATTAGGTACTGTTTCTACAATTACAAATATAGTTTCAAATACAACATTAACATTAAGTTCAAATATTTTTACAGTAATAGGACAAGCTTATAGTATTTACTCAAAAGCATCAAAAGAAGCTGACAAGGTAAGTGTTGGAAAAATTACAATGCTTAATGCATCGAGCTTAACATCTCCAACTGAATTTTATCCATCATATACTTTTGAAGGAGAAAGAATTAACTTATTTCCTGATACTATAAACGCTAAAGGAAAAGTTGAATGTGTTTATTTTAGACACCCAAAAACACCAAAGTGGACTTATATTTCATTAGTTAGTGGTGAACCGGCATTTGACCAGTCTCAACCTGACTATGAAGATTTTGAACTTCCTTATGAAGATACTTATAGATTAGTAATGAAAATACTTCAGTATTGTGGTATTTCAATTCGTGAGACAGAAGTTGCTCAATTTGGTATGATTCAAGAGCAACAAAACAATCAACAATAAAAATAAAAAGAAATGGCATATTTATCTCAATATGAATATTATGACAATAATGGTAACGCACCTCAAGACGAAAACTGGGGTTCTTATCAGTATGTCAGCTTAGATGATATAGTTAATAATTTCTTATTGATGTACTCAGGAAACCATTCCTTAGTTAATAACGAAGAAAGGTATAAAGTTATATTTCACGCAAAACGAGCGATACAAGAGCTTAATTATGACGCGTTTAAGGAAATCAAAGTATTAGAGTTAAGTGTAGCTGATTCGTTAAGATATGTACTTCCTTCGGACTATGTGAATTGGGTTCGTATTTCTTTGTATAAAGATGGTTGGTTAAGACCATTGACTGAGAATATTCAGGTTTTATCTGCTAATGCTTACTTACAAGACCAACAAGGTAATATTTTATTTGACCAAAATGGTAATATATTAAGACCACAATATTCAGACATTGATTTTGATAGACTTACAAGAAGTAAGAAAAGTATTTATTTAAACCAAGGAAATCAATTTGACGGTCAATATGGTTGGAACTACGATGGTATGTGGTATTTTGATTATAATATTGGTACAGCATTTGGTTTAAATACAGAGACAGCTAATTTTAATCCTACTTTTAGAATAGATAAGAAGGCAGGAGTTATTAATTTTGATTCAGGTATGGCAGGTGAGTTATGTATTCTTGAGTATGTATCTGATGGTATGGAAAGCGGAGATGATTCATTGATTACTGTTAATAAATTATTTGAACAATATGTTTATGCAGCAATTAAATATGAGATATTAAATTCTAAATTTGGTGTACAAGAATATATTGTAGCAAGAGCAAGAAAAGACAGAACTGCGTTATTAAGAAATGCAAAGATTAGAATTAGTAATATTCACCCAGGTAGACTCTTAATGAATTTAAGAGGTATGGATAAGGTAATAAAATAATATGGGTAATTTCACAAGAAATTTTTTATCGGGTAGGATGAATAAAGTTGTTGACCAACGACTTCTTCCTGAAGGCGAGTATGTTGACGCTATGAATATTAGAATGGGTTCTACTGAGAAAGCTGAAGTAGGAGTTATTACTAATACTAAAGGCAATTCACCATTAACTTCGTTAACCTATATTGATGGCACTCTTTTAAGTACAGATGCAAGATGTATCGGTGCTATTGAAGACAGTGCTAATGAAACTATTTACTGGTTTGTTCACGACCCTGCATTTACTGTTGGAGCTACAGGAAAACTTGATTTAATTGTATCTTATAATATATTAGCTAATGTACTAACGTATCACGTTATCAGTATTGATAGCGGTGATGGTATAACTACTACATTAAATTTTAATCCAACTTATCTTATAACAGGAGTAAACCTTATTGAAGATTTAATATTCTTTACAGATGACTATAATGCTCCAAGATATATAAACATAAGACCTACTACAAATAGGTATCCTAATCCTATTGCAAACATAGACCAAGTTTCAGCAGAAGCTTTACTTGTTATTAAGAAACCACCTACTGAGTCTCCGAGTGTAACGCCTATTATAACAAGCGGACAGGAGAACTTCTTAGAGACAAGATTTATATGTTTTGCTTATAGATACAAGTATGTAGACGGAGAATACTCTGCTACCTCTCAATGGTCAGAGCCTGCATTTATACCACAACCTTTTGAGTTTAGTAGAAATAGTATGCTAAATGAAGGTATGGTAAACTCTTGTAATGCTGCTATAATTGAGTATAATTCAGGAGGACCACTTGTGGTTGGTATTGATTTATTATTTAAAGAGTCAAATAAGAATATAATTAAAATTATTGAGAAACTTGATAAAGCAGATTTAGGTCTTGCTAATAATCAATTGTATCAATTTTCATTTAATAATAGTAAAATATTTACAGTACTAAATGAAGCTGAAATCTTAAGACTTTATGATAACGTACCTCGATTTGCTAAAGCCCAAACGATTATGGGTAATAGATTGATGTATGGTAACTATGTAGAGGGATACGATTTAATTGATAAAAATGGAGCACCTGTTAAATTTGAATACACAACATCTTTAATATCTGAGTCTATAGGGCAAACGTCTCTTACTGATTCTACTGGTAATGGTACTTATAATATAGACCCAACAGCATTAGGAGAAACTATTGCTGCCTCTATTGTAACTTTTGATTTAGCAGGAATAAGTTTAGTAGCAGGTTCGTCTATAACTATAAATATGACAATAACCCACTCAGCTTTTACTGGTGCTTCACCTTTACCTACTGAGACAACTGATTTCATTGATTTAGACTTTGTGTTTAATCTATCAACAGATTATACATCTGTATACGCATTAGCTACAAGTCCTGAGTTTACTCAAGCAATAGGAACAGTAACTAATATAAAACCTGTTTATAGCTCAACACCAGGTGCAGAAACTTCTTGTGATGGCACTACACTTACTGACCAAGTAAACTGTTTTTTACCTAATAATTTAGATTCTTTAACAAAATATGGCAGTGGTATAAATGCTATACTTCAACCAATAAGTATAATTTCAACTCCTGCGAGTACTATTATTGGATTGCAAATTCCTGCTATGGAATATGTAAATTCTGTAACAACACCTACTCAAAGAGTTTATGAGTATTATACTTTTACATTTGCAAGAGCTATATTCCAAGAAATAGCAAACCCTTCAAGTTTACATAGTAATAGAGGATATGAAGTTGGTATTGTATATATGGATGAATTTAATCGTTCAACTACAGCGTTAGTAAGCCCTTTTAATACAGAGTTTGTACCTTGTGGTGCTTCTGCAAGTAAAAATTCAATTCAAGTAACTATACCGGTTACACAAAGAGCGCCTTCTTGGGCTACAAGATATAAATTTGTAATTAAGCCTGATGAGGAAAATTACGAAACAATATACTCAAATATATTCTTTACAGACCCTGACTCTAATGATGTTTGGTTTTTAATAGAAGGAGAGAATACTAAGAAAGTAGAAACCGGAGATAGACTAATTGTTAAGGCAGATACTTCAGGTCCTACAACTAATTGTACTTACACAACTATTCTTGATAAGCAAGCGCAAGCTGAAGATTTTATAACACCAAAAGAAAATGTAAGTGTACTTGCAGGTCTTTATATAAAATTAAATCCAAATTCATTTAATCTTGTAGTTGACCCAAATGCAATTGTAGCTGCAGGTAATTTTGAACCTCTTGTTTTTGCAGGAGTTGGAGACCAAAATTGCCCTGAAGGTCAATATCCTATGAATATTGCAGGTACAGACCCTTTGCATCCTACTTGGACTTATGTTGATTATAGCGTTCCTGCAGGAAGTAGAATAAAGATTTACATAAACGGAAACAGACAAGGAACAGGAAACAGTTGTGAGGCTTTAATAGCTATATGGGATGTTGAATTTACCGCTTCAAGAGATTACGACAATATGTATGATTGGTTTAATGGAGACAATATAGCAGCTACATTAGAAAACCCTTCAATATCAGTTGCAGGAGGAGCTACAATTGAGTATGTTCCGGGACTTGGTTCCCCTGGTTGTAACTTTAATACCGTATATCTTAGATTCAATAGAGATAACGTGACTAATAGACTTTGGATGAACGTTAGTACAGGATGGGCTTGTGATGGATTTGGTGCTGATGGAAGAAGATTTTTTGTTGATATGGAGGTTATAGTATATAGAGCAATAAATACCCTTATATTTGAAACAGAACCATCTGATGCTTTGCCTGATGTATTTTTTGAGAACAACTTATCTTTCGCTATTGATGCAAATGGTAATCACTCAGGTAATATACAAAACCAAAACATAGCAAGTAATATTCCTGCTATAATAGATACTGGATTTTATAATTGTTTTGCATTTGGAAACGGAGCAGAGAGTTATAAAATACGTGACTCAATTATTGGTAAATCTTTTAATCTTGGAGAAAGAGTGACTACAGTTGCCGACCAAGACTATAAAGCTGCTGATAGATTCTCAGATATTACTTATAGTGGTATCTATAATGGAGAGAGTAACATAAATAAATTAAATGAGTTTAATGCAGGTTTATTAAACTTTAAACATTGTGAGGCTTCATTTGGAGCAATACAATTATTAGATGGCAGAAATACAGATGTACTTACTTTACAGGAAGATAAAATATCTTACGTTTTAGCGGAGAAAAACTTATTATCAGATGCAAGTGCCGGAGGAATCATTACAGCGACTCCTGAGGTCTTAGGAACGCAAATAGCACGTACTGAAAAGTATGGTATTAGCTTTAATCCTGAGAGTTATATTCAATGGGGTTACGATAGATTTTTTGCAGATGCAAAACGTGGAGCTATTATCC